GAATCGGATCGAGGCCTGGGCCAAGGAGTTATGGGTCTGGGAGGATTCACATCCTCTTAGCCCGGGGGGACATAACTGTCCCTTCACAGTAACAAATTGGCTTGGAAAGCTAGGGTTTAAACCTGAGCCAGCGGGTAAGGTGCGGGTATTCGCGATGGTTGACCCATGGACGCAGTGGCTGATGGGGTCGCTTCACAAAGCGATCTTTAAGCTACTTGAGCAAATCCCGCAAGATGGGACATTCAATCAGTTGTTTCCGATTGAAAGACTTATGCAGTGGCAAGAGGGCAACCGTCGGTCCGACGGTCGCCTGCCAGAACTGTATTCGTTCGATCTTTCGTCAGCGACTGACAGAATTCCCATAGTACTCCAAAAGGTACTTCTAAGCCCCTTCTTAACAAGTTGGGGTGCGGAGTTGTGGGCCTGCCTAATGGTTGCACGTGAGTATAGTTGTCCTAAGACAATTAGCTTTGGGAAAGGGCAGCCTAAACAGCTGCTCTCCTCGACTGGTTTTGTGAAATACCAGACCGGGCAACCAATGGGTGCTCTGTCCTCATGGGCGATGCTAGCATTAGTCCACCATGCAATCGTTCAGTGGGCCGCCGCAAAGGCGGGCGTGATAACTGCTGTTGGACAATGGTTCGCAGGCTACGCCATCTTGGGAGATGACGTAGTTATAGGCAATCGGGCAGTAGCTCTTGAGTACTCTAGGCTGATGAAAGCTTTAGATGTAGGAATAGGAGACCATAAGTCTCTGATTTCCCGTACTGGTAACGCATTGGAATTTGCGAAGCGTACTTTCTTGAAAGGGAAAGACGTTTCTATGGTTCCTTTCGCTGAGTTCATTATGGGCCGGCAATCTCTTGCTGGCTTACTTGAGCTCGTGCGAAAATACTCGTTAACCCTCGGACAGATGTTATCCGTCTTAGGATATGGGTATAAAGCGAAGGCCAATGCATCAAAAAGACTATTCGGAATGCCCAAGAGGCTTCGGAATTACTGTCTGACCTACTATGGTCCTTGTGGGCCTGGCTATGTTGATCTTAAGGGCTGGTTACCGAGAAAATCGATAACTTCGCTCTATGGAACGACAGAGGCTAGGGTTCCCGGCCTTGTTACCCAGTTCCTTGAGCAAGAGGTAAAACTCATGCTTGAGGTCCTAGAGTCTTATCTTCCATTAATAACGGAGGCTAAGAGACTAGGTACGGTGTACAGAGATCGGGAACATTATGGAACTACCCAGCGAGGGATCGACCGACAGACTACTCACGGAGGAACCGAGACTCGAACCCCGTTCGAGGTTCTTGATTCTCTCAATGAGACAGTGTATCGGAATGCCTTTCTGGACGTAGCTATAACCTATCGGGACCTGCGGACAAAATTAGAGGAACTCTCT